ATGCCCGAGGGCACTGCCAACACGCTGGACACCATCAGCGCGGCCAGGTCAGGCAATGCGGTCGTCATCACGCACGACGGCGCCGGATCGCCGACTGCCATCCCGTACCCGATGCACCTCACCAACTCGGCGAGAGTCTATGCCTGGCTGAAGCGGGACGGCTGCACGCTGTCGGCTGACCGCGGTGCGAACTCTGCCAGGCAGAGCAGGGCGATTGCTCAGTTGATACAGGAGCAACTTGAGGCAGCCGTCGTGTTCGACGCTGCCGGCAGCATCACGACGGCTGGCGGCACCAATGCCGTGCCTGCTGTTGGCACGCTGGCTGGCTATTTCCCGGTGAGCAAGTCAGTGAGCGTGGCGATAACATCGGTGGCGGCTGGAGCGATCACGGTAACGGTGCCAGTGCCTTATAACTGCATCGCGTCGGTGATGGCGAGCACGGTGGCTGGCGCTGTGAATGCCGAGACCGGCGTTTCGGCAACAGCGAGCGGTGACACCGTGCGAATACTGGCATCTGGCGCTGCCGACACTATCACGCTCACCACATTCGAGGTTGTGTGATGGCACTCGCGCCGCCGCTGATCACTGTCGAAGCCGCTGACGGATATCTGCCGGTTGAGATATTCCCCGAGTGGCATGAGCTGACCGACGGCGAAAAGGAATACCACATCCAGAAAGCGAGCGATTATGTGCGCCTGCGCTGGACCTGCACCGACGAGGATTTCGCCACGCCGGTGCTGTCCGACGATGCGCAGCGGGCGGTGGCGTACTACGCCGAGGCCAGCAGGGCGGGCAACCTGTACGCCAGCGTGAGCCAGAAAGCGGCCGCGCCAGCAGCGGGTCCGATGGTCGGGCAGACGCTCAAAGCGGGCAGCCTGGAGCAGACGATGCGCTACTCGGATGCCGGCGGCATATCGACCGGCCCGAACAACCCGCTGCAAAGCGCCCATGACATATTCGCCGCGCTCGGCTGTTCGTTCGGCGGTGGGTCCACGCGAGATCTGAGGCGCGTCTGATGCGGGCGGTTTTTCAAAAGGCGGCGAAAGACATATTCGATGCGTTCGGCGATGTCGTGCTGTCTGGCGATTATGTTGTACTCGACACCACCTACATTCCCGGCGGCGATGTGCAGATCGACGAGACGGTTTACGCGCTTCGGTTCGTCGAGGAGACGCAGGATCTGGGATGGCTCGCCGCCGCCAAGGACGCAGACGGCGAGAGCAAGCAGTTGATGTTCGTCACGCAGGAACTGCCGGTTGAGGCGAACACAAAAGACATTGTGATATTTGGCGGCGTGAAGCACAGCATTCTTTCGGTGCAAGGCGATCCTGCCGACGCTGTAACGACGATCACCGTGAGGGTGCGCTGATGCCGTGGGATCGACCGCCGACCAAGGAGTTTATCAGGGTGCAGGCCGACGCGAACACTGAGATGCGGAAGATCGCGCTCAAGGTGCTCGGCAACCTGGCAGCGACAACGCCTGTCGATACCGGCAGAGCCAAAGGCAACTGGCAGACGGCGCTGAACACCAAGCCAGTCGGCACGCTGGAGCAGCACGACAAAGCTGGCGCGGTCATGTACGCGGCTGGAAAGCGCGTAGTTGATGGCGCGGCGCTCGGCGATAGCATCTGGATCAGTAACAACCTGCCATATATCCAACGGCTGAACGATGGATGGTCGCAGCAGGCGCCGGCTAATTTTGTGCAACTCGCTATCACGAAGGCGATCAGGTAATGGGATTTGCAGCCCACAGACAGAAGATAGAAAGCGACTTCTTTACGCGCTTTCCGCTGATTGAGCCGGACGTTGAACTGAGCGGGGAGAATGCCGCGTTTGATCCGCCGGTCGAGTCGCCCTGGGTCCGCGTGAGCATGGCGCAGGCGGGGATGTTTCGCGCCTGTATCGGCGACGACCCATCCTGGCAGAGTGACGGCATTTTCAGCGTGCAGGTTTTCACGCCGCTCACATCTGGATCGGCGGTCGCTGCCAGGATCGCTGACAGCGCGGTCGATGTGCTGCGAACCGCTAAACTGGACGGGATAGAGACGCTAGACTTTACAATCGCCGTGACAGGCCAAGATGATGGATGGTATCAGACAAACGTGCTGGCCAACTATCGTGCATTTGATAAGAGGGCAACGCCATGAGTTCATCCAACCGCCTCGGCCTGTACGCCATTCCAGAGGTCACATTCAACACGACGCCGCCGACCGGCACATGGCTGACGGTGCGTAAAACGGGCGAGTCAATAACCGGATCGCCGCAAACGGTAGAGAGTGCAGAGGCAAGAGCGGATCGACAAATCGGCGGCCAGGTATCGACCGGCCTGGAGCTGTCCGGTGGATTCGACTTCGAGCTGTCGACCGACGCCAGCATCAAGCTGTTCATCGAGCAGGCGATGATGTCTGACAAAGCGGCGGCGGTGACATCGACTGGAACGCTGACCATTGCCGGTTCGGCCGGCACGGTCACCACAACCGCCACGCTCGGCGGCATCAAGACAGGTGACGTTGTCGAGATGTCGGGTTTCTCAAACGCCGCCAATAACGGCATCTTTTATGTGGTGCTGTCGGAAGGTCAAACGACGATGACAGTGCTCGGCGCCAACCCGCTGGTGGACGAAGCGAGCGCTGCCAATGCCAAGGTGACGCGGCATCCATACTGGGAAATCGGCACGGTGCTGAAGTCGGTGAGCATCAGCAAGGAGTTTCTCGACGTTGGCACGCCGGTGCGCTCAATTGCCTATACCGGCATGAGGACGACCTCAATGGATCTGAGCTTTGCATTCGGCCAGATCATCACGGGTTCGTTTGGCCTGGCTGGCGCAGGGTACAGCACGCCGACAAATCCGATCACAACCGGCGGCACGATTACGCCGGCCGGCAGCGACATCCCGCTCGACGCATCCAATGGCATGGGATGGGTGGTAGTCGATGGCGAAGTGCCTGACATCTGCATCGAGAACCTGAGCATTGCGCTTAACAACAACGTCGAGGCGCAAAACTGTATCGGCCACCTTGCGCCGACCAATCAGGTGCCATTTTCGGCTGGCATCAATATCGAAATGAGTATGTACCTTGGCGAGAACTCATTTGATATGTTCATGCCGAAAAAGCTGACGCAAGAGCCAATCGCTGTGCATTTCTATACGACCGGCTTCGACGGCAAGGGTTACGCTGTCTCCATCCCTCGCGTGCAGTTGAGCTTTCCCGATCCTGCCGGCAGCGGCCGTGACTCGCACGTCATGCTGCCCGCCGCTGGTACTGCATCCTATGACGCAACTTTCAAGAACAGCCTGAGAATCTACAGCCTGGAGGGCGTGGCATAGTGCTCAACCTAAACATCCCGAAGATTGACACTGCCCTCGCGGAGGAAGGCGCATGGGTAGAGTTCCAGCCAGGTATCAGTTTTCTGATCAGGCGGGAGCGCACGCCGCAGTATGTGTCGGCGATCCAGGCGATACACAAGCGGCACAAGCGGCAACTGGATGCCGGCACTGCGAGCAATGAGGTGATCGACGAGGCGATGGCCGAAGCGCAGGCGCGGCATATACTGGTCGGATGGTCCGGGCTAACCGAGGGCGACGACCACAAGCCGCTGCCGTACAGCGTCGACGCCGCCCTGGCGATCATGCGCGATCCGGCCTATCAGGAGCTGCGGGACTGGGTGATGGATCAGTCGCGGGATGTCGAGAACTACCGAGGGCAGCAGTTAAAGGAGCGATAGGCCGCCTTGAATCATTCGTCGAGTGGTGGCATGAGTTCGGAGCAAGCCAGGATTTCCTCGCCTCGCTGGCTGCCAGAGGAAAGCCAACCGCTCTGGATGATAAGCCTGAGCTTGATCCTGGCGATCTTGCTTATCTCGACGCTTTCAATGTTCTGGGCGGCGAGAATGTTAGTTTCAGCGACGTTCTGGCTTACTGTGCATGGGTGGGCGCTGATGATTGTCTGGCTGTTGTTGAGGCCGTTTCGGCGATGCGAGCGGTGGTTATCAGATTAGCGGAGAAAAAGCGGAATGGCTGATAGCACGCTCAACATCCATATCAACACCGGCGGCGCGAAAAAGAACCTCGACGGCGTAAACGCGAGCCTCAAGGACACCGAGCAGCAGTCGAAAAAGACTGAGTCCAGCGTCGACAAACTGAGCAGCACAGTAAAGCGATTGGCCGGCGCGCTGGTTGCTGGCGGCCTGCTCAAATCTGTGTTCACACTGACCGGCAACTTCCAGCAACTGAGCCGCACGCTCGGCGTTGTTTATGGCTCGATGGCGCAGGGCAATGCGGTGTTCAAGGATTTACAAACCCTTGCCACCGAGACGCCGTTTCAGATCGAGGAACTGACGCAATCGGTCATCAAGCTGAAGTCGGCGGGCCTCGATCCAACCAAGGAAATGCTGGCGACCTTTGCCGATGTGGCGTCGGTGACATCTGATCAGATTGGCACTCTCCAAGCGGTCACTGATCTGTTCTCGCGCAGTCTGGCGGGCGGCCTCGGGCTTGAGGATTTGAATCGGCTGGCAGACCGAGGCATTCCGGTATTTAAAATACTGCAAGAAGAACTCGGCCTGACAAGGTTGGAGATCAGCGAGTTCGGCAAGACCGCATCCGGCGCGACAACGATATTGAAAACGCTGCTGGAGCAGTTTGACGTTAAGTACGGCGGCGCTGCTGCTGATGCGGCCAAGGATCTCAACGCCGAACTGAGCAACCTGCAAATCCGCATCAAGCAGGTGTTCGACGCAATGGCCGGCGGCAACGCTACCAATGCGCTCGCTGCGGCTATCGGCAAGCTAAGCACGGCGCTGAAGTTTGTGGCCGAAAATATCGACCTGGTGCAGGCGGCGCTGATTTCGCTAGGCTTTGCAATGGCGGTCGGAGCGGTCGCGCAAGTCACTATATATATAGTGAAGCTGGGCGGCCTTTCTAAAGCGCTCGCCGTTGCTACAGCATCAGTGAAAGCGTTTTCTGTCGCACTGCTGGCTAACCCGTTCGGGCTTATTGTGGTGTCGCTGACGGCTGCGCTTGTGGCTGTTTATTATTTCCGCGACGAGTTCGACAAGGCGTTCAGGGTCACGATACCGAACGCAATCGACAAGGCAATGATTAGATTCACAGA